GCAGCTACTTCACTATGGCAAGACATAACTCACAAGATGAGGACGATAACAGCGGAGCTACAGAAAGTGTTTCCACCTATAGTGGAGGAACGCTGGAGCGAGAAGACAGGCAAGAGACTGAAGGACAAGGTGACTGAGTTTAACGTAGGCTCTCGTAAGCAGATTGCAGAGAGGCTAGAAGGTGTAGGTGTTAAGTTTAAGTTACAGACTGAGAAGGGAGCTATCATTGTTAATGAGAAGGTGCTGGAAGGCATCGACATCCCTGAAGCTAAGATGATCTACGAGTACCTGATGCTACAGAAGAGAGCAGCACAGATAGACTCTTGGTTAACTCACGAGAAGGACGGCAGGGTACATGGTAGGGTTATCACCAATGGCGCTGTAACAGGCCGTATGACGCACCACAGCCCTAATCTGGCACAAGTACCTTCTGTGTCTGCACCGTATGGTAGAGAGTGTAGATCATTCTGGACTGTGCCTGAGCACCACAAGCTAGTAGGCTGTGATGCCAGCGGCTTAGAGCTGCGTATGCTTGCACATTACATGCGTGACGAGAACTACACCAACGAAATACTCAGCGGTGACATCCACACAGCTAATATGAAAGCAGCAGGACTCACTGACCGCAACCAAGCCAAGACTTTCATCTATGCCTTCCTGTACGGTGCAGGGCCAGCTAAGATAGGTCAGATAGTAGGAGGTGGCTACAAAGAAGGACAACAGCTTACAGATTCCTTCCTACGCAACACACCAGCACTGGCTAGGCTACGAGAGCGTGTATCTAAGTTCTCAGCAGGCGGTACACTTCCAGGTTTGGACGGTAGGCGCTTACGGGTCAGGTCAGAGCATGCAGCACTTAACACGCTGCTACAGGGTGCAGGCGCTATAGTTATGAAGCAGGCACTGGTGTTGATGGTAGAGTCACTAGACACGTACGCTATTCCGTACAAGCTAGTAGCTAACGTGCATGACGAGTTTCAGATAGAAGTACCAGAGAATTTTGCTGATGTAGTAGGCAAAGCAGCAGTACGAGCCATCAAGAAAGCAGGAGAAGTGTTAGACCTGCGCTGCCCTCTTGATGCTGAATACAACGTAGGTAATAACTGGGCAGAGACGCATTGACAAATGTGTACGAAATATGGTATAATATACATAGATCAGTTGTGATCTAAAACAGCACTTAAACGCAACAATTCAATCAAAGGTGATATTATGAGTGAAGCAAAACCAGTAACAGTAAACGCAGAGATGATGTGGTCTAGCCTACAAGAGGTAAACCGCATGTCAGGTAAGTACCAAGTAGACCTAGCACAGCTATCCTCAGCAGCAGTAGAAGCTCTGGAGATGATGGGCTTGAGTATCCGAAACAAGGAAGGACAAGGCGACTTTGTAACTGTAAAGTCTAATCATCCTATCCGCGTGTACGACACTGACGGTAAAGAGATTACAGGCATCCTAATAGGTAATGGCTCTAAAGCTAAGGCTGTACTGTCCTACTACGACTGGAAGTCTCCAGCGGGTCAGGCAGGTCGTAGTCCTAAGCTGTTCAAGCTAGTAGTCACTGACTTAATCCCCTATGGCGGCAAGGAAGAGTTTGTCGAAGTAGATATGGAAGAAGCCCTGTGATATTAATTGATGCAGACATTCTAGTCTATCGTGTAGGCTGGTCATGCAACGAAGAATCTGAGAAGACGGCCATCAGCACCATCGATGGCTTTGTCTCAGACATTCTGTTGCAGCTCAACGTAGACGAAGAAACAGACTACTATGTTCTGTATCTCACTGGCAAAGGAAACTTCCGCAAGGAATATGCCGTTACTGCTGAGTACAAAGGAAACCGTAAAGATAAGGCAAAGCCCGTGCATATACAGGCACTACGCCAACACCTTATCGACAAGTGGGCTGCTGTGGTTACTGAAGGAGAAGAGGCAGACGATGCCATAGCCATAGCAGGTACACTACACGGTGATAAAGCCATCATGGTTTCTCTAGACAAGGACTTTGACCAGATTCCAGGTTGGCATTATAACTTTGTTAAGAAGAGTAAATACTATGTTAAGCCAGAGGACGGCTTACGCTTTTTCTACCGCCAGATACTGATGGGTGACAGGATTGACAACATCATAGGCATCAAAGGTATTGGCGAGAAGAAGTCAGAGAAGATTCTGAAGGACTGTGTTACTGAGCAGGAACTCTACGACAAGTGCGTAGAAATGTACGATGGAGACGAAGACAGAGTAATAGAGAATGGTAGGATGCTCTGGCTACGTAGGTACGAAGGTGAGGTATGGAGTTTCAATGAAACCAAGGAATAACGGAAGATGGACAGAAGCGCGTTTCCGCTCCTTTATCGTCTCTGCACTCAGACAAGCTCACGCTAAGTGGGGTGTAAAGCACGATGTCAAGTCAGCGGCTAGGGTAGCTAGAGGGATGTACAAGTGTGCCAAGTGTGGCAAAGGCTCTCCAGCTACTCTACCACCGCTAGAAGGAAAGAAACGCAGACGCAACAACGCAGCAGTAGATCACATAGACCCAGTAGTAGACCCAGAAGTAGGCTTTATTGATTGGAACACCTACATTGAGAGGATGTTCATCGAAGCTGAAGGGTATCAGGTACTGTGTCACAAGTGCCATACTGCAAAGACTAACGCAGAGCGTAAGAGGCGAAAGAAATGAATCAAGTAGAGATGTTTTATAGACCCACTGATCCAGAAACAAGTAAGCTAGCAGCACAGCAGATGTTTAGTTCTGGTGCTATGGACACACAAAGAGCAATGGTGTATGACATTTTAGTTGATAATCAAGGACTGACAAGTAGAGAACTGGCTGATTTGTCTGAGGGAGATATGCATCAACAACGTCAGATATTTAGCCGAAGACTTCCTGACTTAAAAAACCTAGGATTAGCTAAACAAGGACTGGCTCGTGTATGTAGTTCATGCAACAGAAAGTGTGTTACATGGTATCTAGCAGAGGAGTTTTAAAATGACTAAGCATCTAGTTATACCAGACACACAAGTAAAACCTGGTGATAAGGCAGAGCATCTACGATGGGCTGGAGAGTACGCAGCAGAGAAGAAGCCTGACGTTATCATCCACATAGGCGACCACTGGGACATGGCTAGTCTCAGCAGCTATGACGTAGGTAAGAAGTCCTTTGAAGGTAGACGCTACATCAACGACATCAACGCAGGCATTGACGCTATGCGTACATTCCTAGAGCCTATACAGCGTGAACAGGAAAGACTGAAGCGCAACAAGTGGAAGCAATGGAACCCTCGCCTAGTGTTCACTCTTGGCAATCACGAGCACCGCATTGAGAGAGCTATTGAGGCAGACCCCAAGCTAGACGGACTAATGAAGTATGAAGACTTTATGTTAGAGGAGATGGGCTTTGAAGTTGTACCATTTTTGGAACCTATTGTCATTGATGACATCGCCTACTGCCACTACTTTACTTCAGGTGTTATGGGCAGGCCAGTTAGCTCTGCTAAGTTAATGCTGGCTAAGAAGTATATGAGCTGTGTGATGGGCCATGTACAAGATAGAGACATAGCCTATGCCCGTAAAGCAGACGGCACAAATCTACTAGGACTGTTTTCAGGTATATTCTACCAGCATGATGAAGACTACTTAACTCCCCAGACTAACGGAAGCTGGGCTGGTATATGGATGTTGAACGAGGTAGCCAACGGCGGTTGTGATGAACTACCAGTCAGTATAAACTATCTAAGACAGAAGTACGGAGAAGAGGATGGCTCTAACCTATTACGATTTACTGGATAAGCTGAAGCTACTGGACGAACTAACACTCATAGAGATATTAGACATAAGCTCAGAAGAGTTAGTAGATGCCTTTAGCGACAAGGCCAACGATAAATTAGAACAGTTACAAGAGGATTTTAGACATGAGACTCAATGACGCAACACCAGCAGACTGGGATAGAGTACGCAAGCAACACCCAGCAATAGAGAAAAAGACAGGACTAGAGGCGTGGATGAAGGCAGCACATGAGGAAGCTGAACAGATCATGGACAACGTAAACAAGCCCACACACTACAACACTGGCAACATAGAGTGTATTGAAGCTATAGAAGAGTCTATGTCTTCAGTGGCTTTCAAGGGCTACCTCAAGGGCAACTGCATGAAGTATTTGTGGCGCTATGACTACAAAGGCAAGCAGGTAGAAGACCTACAGAAAGCTGGCTGGTACTTACAGAAGCTAACTGCAATGGTAACAGAGGAGAACAGCTAGTGGACAGACAACCAGTGTTTGAGTTTATACACTACCCTGAGTTCGGAGAAGCAGAGAGAATATCTCCAGCAGTCAAGATAGTCTATACGATATATAGTGACGGTCAAACAGTACATGACATGAGAGAGCAGTTTGATTACTTCTTAAAAGCATGCTCCTATCACATACCACTAGATGAGGAAGAATAATGGATCAGTACCAACAGTTTATACACAAGAGCCGCTACGCACGGTGGCTACCTGAGCAGAAGCGTAGAGAGACATGGGCAGAGACAGTGAACCGCTATGTAGCCTTCTGGGTTGACAGAGGCCAGCTAGACCAGAAGACCAGTGCTAAGATGTTTGATGCAATACATAACATGGAAGTCATGCCTAGCATGCGCTGTATGATGACAGCAGGAGATGCTCTGGCCAAGGACAACGTAGCAGGATTTAATTGTAGTTACTTAGCCATTGACTCACCACGTAGCTTTGATGAGCTGATGTACGTGTTGATGTGCGGTACAGGCGTAGGCTTCAGCGTAGAGCGTAACTTCATCACCAAGCTGCCAGAGGTTGCAGAGACCTTCCACAAGACTGACAGTGTTATTGTTGTTAGTGACAGCAAGATAGGCTGGGCCTCTGCCTTCCGTGAGCTGATAGCTATGCTGTATGCTGGTAAGATACCTACGTGGGACATGAGCAGGGTACGACCAGCAGGGGCTAGACTGAAGACCTTTGGCGGACGTGCAAGCGGACATGAACCACTGCTAGACCTGTTCAACTTCTGTGTAGAGATATTCCAGAAGGCAGCAGGACGTAAGCTGACAAGCATTGAGTGTCATGATGTAGTGTGTAAGATAGCGGACATTGTAGTGGTAGGTGGTGTGCGTAGATCAGCTCTAATCAGTCTCTCTAACCTGTCTGATCCACGTATGGCGAAGGCTAAGTCAGGAGACTGGTGGAGGCATGAGGGCCACCGTAGGCTTGCTAACAACAGCGTAGCGTACACTGAGAAGCCAGACTTTGAATCCTTCTTAGGCGAGATGCAGAACATGTACGAGAGTAAGGCGGGAGAGCGTGGAATCTTTAGCCGTATAGCAGCTCAGAAGATTGCAGCACGTAACGGTAGGCGTGATCCTGACCAGGACTTTGGTACTAACCCATGCTCTGAAATCATCCTGCGTAGCAACCAGTTCTGTAACCTGTCAGAGATTGTAGTACGTCCTGATGACACACTGGCTAGTCTCAAGAAGAAGGCAGAGATGGCTGCTATCATTGGTACACTACAGGCTACACTGACGGACTTCCGC